TGACCAGTTGACTGGTCGTGCTACATTGGATGCTTCTGCGTTCAACCTTTCTGGTTTGACAGAATTGAGACTTGGTGCGATTGGTGGTCAGGTCGGTGAGGCGATCAACGAGTTCTCCTCTGATGAGTCACTCGCTGGTAACTCAAACACTGCTTGTCCTACTGAATTTGCGGTTAAAGGTTTCTTACAACGTGCTAAGATGGGTACTAAGGCAATGACACCTCCTGTAGGTACAACTGCTCAAAGACCTGGCGGTGTTGACGAAGAGTTCAACACAGGTTGTTTAAGATTCAACTCAACCATTGGTGCTCTTGAGTACTACAACGGTTCACTATGGATTCAGCCAGGTGTTCAAGAATACAGTACAGTTAGTTCCAGTTTCAATGCTGCATCTGGACTTGTATACTTCGTTAACACTGGTGGTGGACAGGTTACTGCAACACTCCCTGCATCTCCTGACTTAGGTGCAACAATTACATTCTATGATGTTGCTAAGACATTTGACTCAAACAACTTGATTGTTTCCAGAAACGGTAGACCAATTCAAGGTGACAATGCTAACTTAACAGTTAACACTGAAGGTGCTTCATTCAGTCTTTGCTACTCTGGTTCAACATACGGTTGGAGAATCTTCTCCATCTAATTTGAGATCCTTTACATAATGATATTTTTTACAACGCAAATTTTAGGATCATAAATGGCCTCATATAGATCATACAGAAGAATAGCATCAGACCAGATTGTTTCGGGGAACATTAGCCCCAACAAGCTGCAGTCTGATGTGGCTCCACGGTATTGCGTGAAGATGTTCTACGGCCATCCATGCTATTGTACGCCTGGATGCTGTTGTCTCTGGACAGTTCCATCAGGTGTAGAGAAACTAACTATAGAACTCTGGGGTGCTGGAGGTAACGGACATGGACATTGTTCATGTAACAGATGTCAGCACTATCAACAAGCTTCTGGAGGAACATACAATACTAAAACAATCAGCACAACTGCTGGTTGTCAGTATCGTGTATGTGCTGGTGGAGTTTACAGATGTTGTTCTAGAGAATGTAATGGATGTCAAGGATGTTCTTCATACGTTAACGGTCACAACTTAAGTAACTTCTGTGCTCAAGGTGGTGCAAGAGGTTGTGCAAACCCTGACTGGACGGTTAGATGTACATCTAGACACTTCTGCTGTGTATCGCCTGGAACATGGGGTGGAGATTTTGCAATGTCTCCTCACCAAAAAGGTTGGTCAGGTCACTGGAACTGTCACTGTACTGGTGCGGTTGCAAGTGGAGAATCATCGGGTGCTCCATTCTTATCAACAAACCAAGTTGAACACCAAATGGAACAGTGTTGGTCACGTTGCGGTTGTTGGACTGCTCCTTATGCAACTGGTGGTCAAGGTGCTATGACTACATATTGTGGTCGTTGTTGTGGACAAGGGGGTCAAGGTGGCTCTGGTGTCGTACGAATTACTTACGTCTAGGAATTTAAACAGAAATGGCAACTTATTCATCATACAAAAAGATAAACGGAGATCAGATAGCTTCAAATGCCTTGAGTGCATCGAGTTTCAGTAGTTCTCCTAACTGTACCTACGGCGTAAAATGGGTTTTCGGTATTATGTGTCGTTGTTCGCCTGGTTGTTGTTGTAACTGGACAGTCCCATCTGGGGTTCAGAACATGTGGATTCAGGCTTGGGGTGCTGGTGGAAACGGTACTGGTGCATGTTCATGTAACAGATGTCAACACTATTCAAGTGCTGGTGGAGGATATTATAATTCTAAAATGATTACAACCAATGGTGGTTGTCAGTATCGTGTATGTGCTGCTGGTGTTTACAGATGTCTATCTAGAGAATGTTATGGTTGCATAGGTTGTTCATCTTATGTGAACGGTTATAACCTATCAAACTTCTGTGCTATCGGTGGATGTAGAGCAAACGCTAACCCAAGTTGGACAACTTCTTGTACATCTGTCAATACCTGTTGTAGAGGTCCTTCATCAAACGGTGGAGACTTTGGAATGGGTGATCATGCTGGTGTATGGAACGTATCAAGACACGATACCTACAGAGGTTGGTGTCACTGTTATCATTACGGTCATAGACCCGCTTCTGCACCTCTAATTGGTACACAAGTTACACAATCTATCCGAGAGTGTTGGATTCGTTGTGGTTGTTGGATCGTTCCTTATGGACACGGTGGACAGAACGCAATGTCTACATATTGTGGTAGGTGCTGCGGACAAGGCGGTACTGGCGGTGGCGGTCTCGTCAAAATTACATACTTCTAAGGGAAACAAATGGCTTCTTATTCAAGTTATAAAAAGATTGACAACTCTCAGATCACGGATACGACTATCCCTAGCTCTGCGGTTCAATCTGGCACGTTCTCTAACTGGTGTGTAAAATGGGTGTATGGTCATCCATGCTATTGTACACCTGGCTGTTGTTGCTACTGGCAAGTTCCTAGTGGAGTGACAAGAATCACTTGGGAAATCTGGGGTGCTGGTGGAAATGGACATGGTGCATGTTCATGTAACAGATGTCAAAACTGGCACGGTGCTGGTGGTGGATACTACAATACAAAAACTATTTCAACTAACGCTGGTTGTTACTATACTGTATGTGCTGCTGGTGTTTATCGTTGTTGTTCTAGAGAGTGTACAGGGTGTTGCGGATGTAACTCCTATGTAAATGGATATAACCTCTCTAACTTCTGTGCCTTAGGTGGTACTAGAGGTTGTGCAACTGGTGACTGGTCTGCAAACTGTTATTCACAGTTCCATACTTGTTGTATGCAACCTGGCGCTCACGGAGGAGACTTCGGAATGGGCAACCACGGTGGTAACTCATACAGACCTGACGGATTCAACTGTCACTGTTACTTCAACGAAGGTAGACCAACAGGTGCTCCATTTATCGGAACTCTTGGTGTTTCCTACGGACAAAGACAGTGCTGGATGCGTTGTGGTTGTTGGACTGTTCCATATGGACATGGAGGACAAGGTGCAAACAGTAACTACTGTGGAAGATGTTGTGGACAAGGTGGTCAAGGTGGATCAGGGCTTGTCAAAATCACTTACGTCTAAGATTCTTTGCAGACATTGTAAGAGAACTGCTACAAATAAAATACGTTGTTTAGGGATGTGCGTTGCAGATTCCGACTACTAGAGGGTTATAAACCCTCTTTTTTTATAAATAGTGCCGAAGGAGTAAACCCGAATAAATCCGAAATGGCAACAAAAATTATTTCACAGGGATGGCAACTATCATTGCCGAACGATTTTCTAACAGATCATTCATTTTCTGAAGGAAAGCAAAGAGACCAGACTTATGATGGTCCAGACAAAATCTTTCTACAAATTAATGCAGAAGGTAAAGAAGTATATGGTCCTCTAACAGAGGATGATATCGCAGATGGTCGTCCAAAACCACTAGACGTTGTACAGTGGTATGAAGTAGACTGTGCTAGATCAAATCTACACACACTTATTTGCCAACTCAGAGGCCCAGTGATTAACGAGAAGGAAGAAGATAGAGGTGCTGGAAGTGATGTAATTCATTCTGGATCTCCAGAAGTAGACGGAGGTGTATACCCTCAGTTCACATATTCTTCTACTTTATTCCCAGATGATATTTACAACTGGGAGTCTATTACAGTTGCAAATCCAGGCACTGCTGGTCCTGATGACATTTCAATTCAAGCATTTACTCCTAGAGAGAAGATGAATGGTGTTGACTATGACAAAACTTGGGATCACGTTAGAGAACATAGAAACAAAGTTCTTGGTAACAGTGATGGTATGATTGCAGAAGATATGCCAGAAACACTTAAAAATCAGTGGAAAACATATCGTCAACAGTTAAGAGATCTTCCAGCCAAAATGCAAGCTGCTGGAGTTCACCCTAACTTTGCTGACATGATGTTCCCAATGGAACCAAACTTCACAAACCCACCAGATGGTCCAGAAGATGAAACAGTTACTGCTGAATCATGGAAGCCACCAAATACAATGTAAAATAAACTTTTATATATAAGTTAATTCAAGATCCTCGTAAGGGGATCTTTTTTTATTATCTGGGGTTATGTTTGAAGTACACAATCAAGATCCTGTGATACACAGGGTTTATGATCATTCTAGATTTAACGATGCTGGATTTCTTTGGAGAAAAGTTTTTGTAGTAGATGATTTTTACAAATATCCAGATCAAGTAAGAGATTACGCTCTATCCTGTAAAAGAACAAAGGATAAAGAAGTTTGTGGTGGTTTAATAGGATCAAGAGTCATGGAAGATAATCAAGAGATGATTGATAATCTTCGACCAGTGTTTAGTAAACTCTGCCAACATGAAGAGTGGACAAACTTAGAATACGGTGATGGCATGTTCAATTATCTCTGGGATAATATGAAATTCATGGTCAATCATACGACACATGATGATATAAATGAAAGATTCAGTAAAACTATTTTTTGTAATACTCATCATAAAGATAACATCGATACTAAGTGGGCTGCACTGGTTTATCTGAACACTCCAGAAGAGTGTGATGGTGGTACAGACTTCTATAAATTCATAGAAGATCATCCGTATGATTTTGGATACAACATCAAAAAAGATATAAAGTTGACTATGGAGATGAAATATAATAGAATGGTATTATATGAAGCACGTCACACTCATGGAGCTACCTTAAACAGGTCTATGTTTAAGGAATATCCTAGATTGGCACAGGTGTTTTTTATGTGACTATATACTATAGGAATTATGAAAACTATGAGATCGAAGGCGTTTTTTATCAATGGTGGAGCGGGTAGAGTTATAAGTTCAATCCCTGCATTTGAAAAATATGC